ACCCATCGGGAAATTTTCGATGACTACTGTCTGGCAGCCGTCGCCGGATTTTCGACAACGGGCAGCAGTGTGGGGTATGGCTCTGCCTGAGCCGGAATTTACACCTGCTGAGCTTGCCGCATTCCGGGATTACTGGATGGCAGAGGGGAAGGTTTTCACGCAGGTTCAGTGGGAGCAGAAATTTGCCCGTCACGTGCAGCACGTCTGGGCACAGGTAAAACCAGTCAGCAAGGGGGTAAGCCATGCAGCATCAGGTGGCACGGCATCACGGGCAGTTCAGGAAATCCGGGCAGCACGCGAACAGTGGGAACGTGACAACGGATTTATCAGCAACGGAAACGGCCTGGAAGCTGTGGGAGCTTATGGGGGAGGTGTATTCGAACCGCTGGACTCAGAAGAACGGGGCCGCACCTTCGAAGCTCTGGATTGCCCAGATTGGTGCGATGACTGAACAGCAAATCCGTCTGGTCTGCCGTCAGTGCATGGACCGCTGCCGGGCGGGTGAAACGTGGCCCCCGGACCTGGCTGAGTTTGTTGCACTGATTTCGGAGAGTGGGGCAAATCCATTTGGTCTTACGGTGGATGCCGTGATGGAAGAGTACCGGCGCTGGCGCAATGAATCCTGGCGATACGACGGGAGTGATAAATACCCGTGGCCACAGCCTGTGCTGTACCACATCTGCCTCGAAATGCGTACCAGAGGGATTGAGCGCCAGATGACGCAGGGTGAGTTAAAACGACTTGCGGAACGGCAACTGACGAAATGGGCAAAGCATGTTGGTAACGGGATGAGTGTTCCGCCAGTGCGACGACAACTGGAAGGGGCGAAACACCCGCAAGGGCCAACGCCAATTGAACGGCTGAAACAGGAATACGAACGCCGGAAGGCTGCTGGTTTTATTTGAATCTGGGAAACGATTTTGTCGGAGGAAATTTTAATGGAAACCGTATTTGACGCACTGAAAGCACTGAAAAGAGCCTCTTCACAGGTAGTGGCGGCCCGCCTTGGAATCAGCCGTGAAGATGCGGTCAACGAACTGTGGAAACTGAAGCGCCGTGGTGAAGCGGATAACAAGGGGTCGATGTGGTGGCTGACTCAGGCAGGTGAAAGTGAACCAGTGTCACCGGTACCGAAAGTGACAGCGCAAATGCTGACTGAGGCGATTGAACAACATGGCCCACAAACGGCGGATGAGCTGGCACTTATGTTCGGGATTACCTCCCGCCGGGCGAATTCATCGCTGGCCATGGCAATCAGCAAAGGGCGTCTGATTCGCGTAAATCAGGGCGGTAAATTTCGTTACTGCATACCGGGCGCTGATTTACCGGCAGAGCCGGAAGCTGCATCCGTAGCGGAAACCGATGGTAAAGCCTTTCCTCAGCCAGCAGGTGTTGCGTTACCAGTCCAGGAAACGACGACACAGGAAGAAATAAAAACAGAAATCGTGGAAGACATTGTGAAGTTACAGCCATCGGTCACCGAAACGAAAGCAGATGACCTGATTCTACCATCGCTGCATGTGGCTAACCGCGAGCTGCGCCGGGCAAAAGGTCAGGTTCAGAAGTGGGAGCGAGTCTGCGCCGCGCTGCGGGAGCTGAACAAGTGCCGGGATATTCTCCGGGATATTACCGCCACCAGAGAACAGCAGCGGTGAGTGGGTGGAAGACGTGGTGCCGGGCTGAAATTCTGATACTCCGGCAGTGCGCGGGAACAATGAAGGTAAAAAGCATTGGCGCACTTATCGGACGAACTGAAGCGGCAGTGAGAACGAAGGCACGGGAGTTGGGCATCAGCATGATGTTACGTGGTGATTTTCACCAGTCAGCAAAATATTCTCAGCGTGATATTGAGCAGGCGCGGCAACTGCATCAGAGAGGCATGCAAAGAAGGGAAATTGCCAGAAAATTAGGCATGCCGCTGCGCATAGTGAATAACTACGTTTATTTCGACAGGAGGGTTCAGGCGTGAGGGTGAGAATTTATATCGCCGGTCCAATGACGGGATATGAAAATTTCAACCGCGAGGCATTTCACAAGGCGGAAGAAGCACTGAAACGGGAAGGGCATACCGTTTTAAACCCGTCAGTACTTCCGGACGGGCTGACTCAGCCACATTACATGGATATTTGCATGGCAATGATTCGTTGTGTGGATGCGGTTTATATGCTGAAAGGCTGGCAGCGGTCGGCAGGCGCTAAGGCAGAACTGGCACTGGCGGAGAAACTGGGGCATGCAGTTATTTTCCAGGAGGCAACCAGTGAGTGGGATTAATTATCAGGCGCTGCGTGAGGCGGCACAAAACTATCAGTCGATGCTGGCGTGGTATCAGGAGAAACCAGACAGTCCAAACGCTGAGCAGGATTGTGATGCAGCTTTGGCTGCGTTTAAGCGTGAAATCCGTCATCGTGAAGTGGATATTATCGCTGATTTGCTGGATGAACTGGAGGAAGCAAAACAGCGTATCGACGAGCAGGAGTCCCGCATAGTGAAGTTACCAGAACCATTCAAGCTGGCTAAATCATCAAGTGGATTAACGTACTACTACGCTGATGAGGTCAATGCCGCACTGACTGCTGCTGGTATTCGCATAGAAGGAGAGTGAGATGACCACTATTACCAAAGAGCGACTGCAATGGCTGGCTAACATTTCTGGCCGCGATGACATTGACGATATAGACGGCGGTGAAATTCGTGAGCTGGCGCTTATCGCGCTGGCATCGCTGGAAGCGAAGCCTGTAGCTTCATGTATTATTGAAGATGGGGGCATGTGTGTTGACGGGTTCGGTGAGTATGTTGGTCACTCGCTGCCTGATGGAACGCACCAGCTTTACGCCGCCCCGCCAGTGCCTAGTAAGTTGCCGCGTGAATACAGAAACGGTTGGCCTCTTGCATATAGTGATTATGCTGAAGGCTGGAACGACTGCCGCGAAGCCATGCTTCAGGGAGATAAATCATGATTAATCGTATCAAGCTGGAGCACATCCTCGAATATGCCAGGCAGCAGAAGCATACTGGTCAGCATTGTAAAATTCCACCAAGGGATATGGTTGAAATCATGGAGATTGCCATGCGCAAGGCTGGCAATTCTCCGGTAACTCCGGATGGTTGGATAAGCTGTAGTGAGCGAATGCCGCCAGTTGGTGTTGATGTACTACTGTTTGTGTCCAGCACGGGTGAACAGTTTACAGGTTTTAACCTGGATAATACGGGTGACTTCCAGTATGCGCAGTGTTTCGGTGCGCCTATCGTGTGTGAAGCCACACACTGGATGCCGCTACCAGAACCGCCGAAGGAGGTGCGCCAATGAGCTGGCCTGAGGCCTTCTCAAATGTTGGTATTGCAATGGCGGTGGCGCTGGTGGTGTATTCGATTTGCCGCTGGGGATAAATCGCCGAAAAAAGATCCCGCCACAAACATGAGCCGGGATCTTTGATTTATATAGCCTACGAATCCGCAGTAAGAGAGGGGCAGACGGTTTATTCTAACACCGGAATGATGTGGGTAAAAGTTTATAAGAAATCGGTTTCATAACTTTGCCCACCATGATAGATACCGACAATAAAGACTTTTCTGCCATCAACGGCAAAAGCAATAATCGTTCTGTGGCGGAAATGAGTTACCCGCATCCCCTGGCGAATATCATCGCGTTTATTGCCCCGATGCGGGAATGTAGAAAACCCATCAAGATAATCAAGAAGCGCATTGGCATAATTGTCAGCAATGATGTTCCCTGCTTTCTCCGTTATATATCTGTGCAGGTTGATTATTTGTTGTTCGGCCTCAGGAGTAATGATGACTTCATATGTCATGCAGATTACTTCCCGGATCGAATCGCGGCGCGAACCTGTGAAATGGAGCGTCCGTTGTTTGGGTTTTCGCGGATAGAATCAAGAGAGGGGGCGGCTGAATGCGTTAACCACGCTTCGATTGCTTTATCGCGCTCATTCAGTGCGCGAAGCCCTTCACGAATGACCTCGCTTTCTGAAGCATAGGCACCGGAAGCCACACGGGCGCGCACCATGTCAGCCATCTCGTTAGTTAATGTAATGCTGAATTGTTGGGTTGTACGCATGGTAAACCTCACGGAGTAGGATAGAACACTATTCGATGATAGCACGCTGCCTGTTGACGACAACAGAAATCAGAGACAATATTGCCGCACGCCAGCCTGAACAACTGGCACCTGCTGCGCCAGCAGAGACAACCGATGGCGCAAGATACCAAATTACACAATTCTGATAATTCAGCCGTCTTTGCCAGCAGGCGCAGACGGTGTTTTCACGCATTCAAATCTGACTGGTACCAGCATCCCCCATGCACTGAAGAACAGGCCGAATGGCTCATTCAGTGTTACCGCAGGCGCGGATACGAGGTTAAAAAAGCC